AGTCTCGTGAGCATCAGCAGTAGCACCTTCAAATACAACAGCATTGTTAGCACTCATTGTAACTGAGTCTACAGTACTAAGTGTACCACTAACAGAAATATTAGTAGCAGAAAGAGTACCTGTACTTGGGTTATACTTTAAATCACCATCGGATTCTAAACCTAAGTTACCACCATCTAAATCTCCACCTGCAGTAAAGACAATAGCGTTGTTTTCGTTAGTGTTTTCATTGTCTGTAATAGTAACTGTTGTAGCTATTGCTGCTGTACCTGAAGTATTTTGATTACCAGAAGCGTTAACTCCGGGCAAGTTTATGTTAGCTGAACCATTAAAGGATACTCCACCAATAGTTCTAGCAGTTGTTAAAGTAGCTGCTGAACCTGTAGTATTTTGATTAAGTGTGCCAATTGTAAAGTCTAATGTGTTGTCTGCATCTTGGTAAGCAACTGTAATACCTGATTCAGTATTAGAGCTAACCATAGCTCCTACAGTATCAGAAATAACTTCAGCTAAAGCTGTACCATTAACTGTAATAGCATCAGCTTCTAGTGTACCGTCAATGTCTGCATTGCCTGATATGTCTAAAGAACCAGCATCTAGTTCTCCAGTAAGTGTTATATTACGAAAGCCTGTTATATCTTTATTTGAATCAACAACAGATGCTTTAGATGCAGATACTGTACCAGCAGTAATATCATCTATACTTTCTAAGTCATTCTCATTAATAGAAGCACTACCTATTACAAAACTTGTACCTGTAATAGCTGTACCAGTAATAGCTGCCGCACTTGATCCACCAATAACAGCACCATCTACAGTACCACCATTAATGTCTGCAGTATCTGCAACAAGACTATCTATGTTAGCTGTACCATCAATAAATAAGTTTCTCCACTCTTGTGAAGCACTACCTAAGTCATATGTATTGTCATCATCAGGTATAATATTTGAGTCTACATCTGCACCAAATACAACATTGTCTGAGGCTGAATCACCTAGAGTTAATGTACCACCATTAAAGGTGGTAGTACCAGTTACAGTTAGATTACCACCAACATCTAAGTTACCATCAATATCAGCATTACCTGATATATCTAGCGTAGCTGCATCAAGTTCTCCACTAAGAGTAATATTAGTAGCACCTGTTATTGCACCGTTTAATGCAACTGCACCATTAATGTCTATAGTAGTAGCAGCAATCTGTATTTCTGTATCTGCAACAATGTCAAGTTGACCATCAGCGGAAGAATTAATATATATAGCAGTGTCACGAAACTGTATTTTCTCGTTAGTAGATATAAGTAAGTCATCAGAAAACTGGAAGTAGTCTTCATCTTCCATCCAAGTAAGTACACCATCATTACTGCCACCATTCCAAGTTAACGTAATATCACCAGTGTTTGTACCAAATACAATACCATCAGATAATAAAATAGAAATTGCACCACCTTCACCTGCTGTACCATCATGTGTGTGACCTGTACTAGAGGCAAAAGCAGCCAATAGCTGATCGTACTCATTATTAAACAGATCCGAGTCGATAACATCGCCATCAGTAAATGTAGATTGTCTTGTGTATGTAGCACCCATTTAACGTCTTGCTCCTAATTGGTATTCTAGCTGAAACCCTTTTAGTGAATATGGTCTAGATTCACCATTGTCATTTATTCTTAAAACCGTAGAAAAACCTGAGCCTTCTACTGGTTGTCTTAAGAGAGGCTGTGAAGGCCCCCCAAACACATTTCTTGCTGCACTACTCTCAGTACTAAATACAGCTACACCAAATTGAGAAGCTACATCTGTAGAGCTAATAGAGTACGGTGGCGGTCTAGCAGACTGATTGTTTTCATTATCGTATCTTATTAATAAGTCTGCACTTATAGCTGATTCAGGTTTAAAGTTAAGAATAACTCTTTGCATATGTTTACGTATGCCACTGTCTCCAAAACTTAAATCTGGGCTTCTGTATCGTCCTAGTACTGGTATACCATCTAGGGTATCACCTTTTTCTTGTCTGTGTACAAATCCTGCAGAGTCTCCGTGTAATACTAATACATCTCCTGCTCTTACAAGTGTATCTGTAACTACAGGTTTTATTCCTCGTATTTCTGAAAACTCATAATTGCCTTGTTCTTTTTTAACACATACAACACATCTTGTAATGTTATCAGCTTGTCCATCTTTTGTAAAGAAGATTCTGTACTGTGTCTTATCAGCTATAACTACACTTTCAAAGAGAGAGGAATCTATTATGTTTTCATCAAAAAGACTTTGAACGTTACGGCTTATTGTACCAAGTTCAGTATCACCAATCTTTGCAGTAGCGGCAACAGTTCTAAGACCATCTGCTGCAAGAAAAATTAAATCTCCTGCAAATTCTTGTATAGTATCACCATTAAGACAACCAATATTTCTAGTAACGGGAACCATTTGAAAATCACTAGAAGTGTTTCCTACCAGTTTAAATATCCTATTCTCACAGAATATAAACAATGAATCACGGAATACTTTCATTCCTGTGATAGTATCGTCTACTCTAATACTACCTGCACCATTACCAGAAGTAAAATCATCTTCATTAAAAGGTGCACTAAATATTAACTCTTCTGGTGTAGTAGATTTACCTGCATAAAACATATGAGATTTAAAAGAGGCAATAAACTTAGAACCTACAACTGCAGTAGCAGTTACATCAGTAGTACTAAAAGAAGTATTAAAAACTACGGGTGCATTTACACCATCAACAAAGATAATCTTTTCGCTACCATTATAGTTAAATCTTTCAGTTCTATACTTTACTGCACCTGTTCTTCCTGAGTCTATTTCTATCCACTCATGGGAAACTGTTACATTTACTAAGTGTTGACCTTTTGTACTTTGACTATTGCCAGATCGTGTTATACCAGTAAATTCATTTGGTATAGTGGTTAAATTAACCCCTGTATAATCAAATGTTTCGGTAACATCAGTACTACCGTTTTGAGTTGTAGCTCCAAGAAGTGTCAAAGTACCGCTTGTAGGAAAACCAGTCGCATTATCTACTTTAATTATACCAGAACCAGACATTGTATCGGTTTGATTAATAGTTGATGCTAATTCAGTAGAAGCTGCACGATATACCTTTTCACCTCTACAAGCTATAACTACATTAGCAAAGTTAGCTAATCCTATTACGGTTTCATTTGCATTAGATGTTTGTGGTACAATTACATTAATGTATTTACGAAAACCATTTATTCTTCTGTACCCACCCTCAATGTCAGGCTCAAAGTTTTCTAAAACTAAAGCTTGACCTGGCTCCATCTGAAACGTGGAGCGATTTAAAACTAAACCACCCTCACAGTTAAATGCTACTGGTTGTGTTTGAGAACTATCTGGCATTAGCCTATTAACCTACTACTACCCGACACATTATTATTTTCTATTACTGTTGAGCTAAGATACACAAACTTATTAATAAGCAGTGTTTGAATATTTTTAATTCCTTGTTCAAATCTAGCAAAGTTAAGTTGGTATTGATTTAATTCACCTCGATACTGATATGCAAAAGCAGTAGCACCATCTACAATAACAGGTTTAAATCTGTCTGGAATAGTAGTTGTGTCGCCGTGTGCAGATAGATCTTCAGGAAATGTAAAGTAATCAAAAACTAATTTATATTCTTTGTCAGGGAACGGGTGCAACAAATAATTATTATCTGGAGTACGTACTATATTTCTAGGTATACTACCACTATTAAACTGTGTTACCGTTACTCCACTTGCATAAGAAGCAGCAGTAGTTCCGTTAGCACCTCGTGTACAACCTGTAATAGTATTACCAGAGATAGCAGTGTAAGTAACTTGCTCACTAGCTATATAAATAAAACCTGTTGCAGAAAGACCAGTTGTAGAAACTAGAGTTAATGTTGTTACAGAATTTGTATGAGTCCCATTTAATGTAGTAGAAACAATTTCATCTTCTTTATTTACATAGTTTTTGCTAATATATTCATTGTAAGTAAGTATTGATAAGCTACTACCTACAGAACCTAAATCAGAATCTTTTTTTATTCTTGCAGTATTATAGTCTACATGTTTAGTGCTAGTAGGTAAAGTATACCTTGCTACACCTGGAACTAAGGTAGAAGAATTAATTGCATGATTAAATGGGTAAGCAAATTCTCTTTGATTAATGTAACGTATTGCTTCATTAACAGCATTCTTACATTGTATTTGTATTCCTCTAGCATTGTTAAATGTAGCAGAAGTTAATGCAACTTCGTTCATACGAGTAATAACATCATTAGTTAATGTAAGATATGTAAGTGTCATTATGTTACCTCAAGATGTGGTAAAGGGGCCAGCGATTAAGCAAGCCCCTAAATATTTTTATGCTAGTAAGTCACGATCAACTTCATTAGCAGTCTTGTCACCAACTTCACTTACGTCCATAAGCATTGCGTATACACGAAGCTTACCTGCAGTGAAAGTTGCACCAGAACCTGCAAAGGTTAGGTC